TTTTGGTTCTGGCGTCGGTATAACAGGAGAGTCCGGGGATATTCACATTGTATTTACGTGGACGCGCCATCTTCGAGAATCCTCACTAAACGCGGATCTAAGTCCTTGCTGATCTCGGGCTTCTCGGTCATGCCAATGAAACGTGCTGACGCTTCGACACGCCAGCAACGCCCAGCTTTAACGGGAAGTGGGTAGATCATTCCGTTTTTGGCATACCTCATCAGCGTTGCCCGACTCGGCACTGGCGCTGAAAACTCTTCGAGAGCCCATTCATCAAGCGTTAATGTTCTCGTCATAAATCACCCCACACGTTTAAGTTATAGCCTGCTGCACACCGGCTTACAGATTTGAAAGTTTTTCGATTGCCTTATCGATGGCCACCTGCGCGGCCCGGACATCAACATCACGGGAGCCAGGCGCGCCGAACTTAGGCTTAATGGCCGTGAGTGCGTCGATCAGTTCCGTCCGGCTGCCTCCGATAGAGACTGCATTCAGCACGTCTTTTAAAGCATCTGGCGCTTGTTCTGGTGGGAAGTCTCCAAAATCATCGAGTGAAGTTTCACCGTCTAAGTATGGGGTGCTGATATCCATTACGGACAAGGCTTCGGAGTAGATAGTGCCGCCTACCGACTTCATGATTTTCTCAGCTTGTTCAGGTGTTTCGGCGTCGACATAGAACATCTGACATCCTTCAACCTGTGTCACATTTGCAGTGAATAAGTAACGTTTTAATTTATTTAACATTTTCTCTCAGCCTTAATTTTGTAGTAGGCCTGTTCGAAGCCTCTCCAGTATTTCCAGTACTGGAACCTCTGCCGGAGCGTGATGCTCATGGCTTCACGAACCCAGTGATTCTTTCCCACCAAGTCAACCGAGTAGGCTTTTTGACAAATTCGGTGTCAGCCAGGGGGATGACTTTAACGGCGCATGAATCGAACGCACGTTCGCGTTTATCCTTCAGATATGCCGCCTCTTTCTCTGCCTGAGTTATGTCTTCAGCTTCAAATTCATGTACTGTGAAGCCGTTGCTGTGAACGTGCCATCCGTGAATTACTGCGATGAATTTTGGCATCACTCCCCCTCAACCGTAAACGGGAAACCAGCCACGTGAATTGCATGTTCAACATCGAAACGGGAAAGCCAGTCGCCGTGTTTATTCGGGATCATGACGTTCCGCTCACCTTCGTGGAATGGATGCCCGGCTCGGGCTGAGTAACCTGCTGGCAGCACCACTGGTTTAGCCAATTTGGCGCGCAGTTCTGCAATTTGTTTACGGTATCCGTCTGCGCAGTCATGAGCGCCACTATTTCCGCGCCGCCATGAGAATCCGCAATCACAAACAAATGCGTCACTAATTTCTTTGACGATCATTATTCCTCCCGAACCGAGAAACCGGCAGCCACAATCTGCTTTTTGACGTGTTCCGCGCCTGAAACCCACGCAACGCATTCACCTTCCGAATACCAGTGAGCCATGTGCGACACGGCTTCAAAGCTGCAATCGCTGAGCACCACGGGATTAGCCAGCTTTTCACGCAATTCTTTTACTTCTTCCTGAGCTTTGACCAATGAGTTATAGGCGGGGATCCTATCTACAGGTAAGTCAGTTCGCTGGCGAAGCAAAGCACATCGGGTAACCATATTTCCGTGGGCAGAATTCAGCGCTGCGATTTCCTCCTGTGCCGCCAGAAATTTACGTTCTGCTGCTTTCTCGCGATGCAATGCCTTGTGCAGTTCTTCCTCTGAACCGGCAGCCCGCTGGCGTTCTGCTTCGAGCATGTCAAATAAAGCGACGATAATGTTATTTTCATCGCCGCCCACGATAGCCGTCAGAGTGCTTGTAGCTTCATCCCATTCACTCAAAGCCTGCGCGTCACGCGGGCTTGCCCGGTGGGCGGCAAAAGTGGTCGCGAATTTCTTCGCCGCTTCACGCAGCGCCGCTATATCTGTTGTATCAGTCATACGGATTCCTTACGGCGTTCTTCGCCCAGTGCATACCGTTCATGTACTGGATCCTCGTCTTCGTAATCGCAGGTGACGCTGGCAACCATCGCGATACAGCAGGCATTGCACACGCGGTAAGAATGAAGTTCACCAGAGAAGCGATAGGCCGCTGATAAATGGACTTCGCCTTTTTGGATCGCGCCGCCACAGATATGGCAAACATATATCCCGCGACCAGTAACAATTTTGTTTGATAAGCAGCTGTCGCCCGGCTCTCCGAAATCACCCTCGAAAAGGTCAAAGTCCAGTGCATCGGTAAGGTCCAATGCTGGCGCTTGAATTGTCTCAGTCATACAGCCTCCTTCAATACCAGACGACCATCCATCAGTGCCTTTTTAATGGCGTTGAATTCCCAGCAATAAATATTTGCGTCAACATAAACGCGCAGTCCGTCCGGATAGTCATGCTTTTTGCGCTTGATGAATGCTTCAGCGCCTTCCTTGGTAAAGTGGCTGTTAACGTAATCCCACTCCTCGCTGTAACCGGTAAGCGTATGGTCTTCGAGTTCGCCCAATACATACCATTGGTCTTCCTCGTCAGCGTGCAGGAACTTCTTATCGCACCAGTCCTGCGCAGCCTTATTCAGTACTGCCTTTTGCTGCCGGTCGCAGTCGTCCCAGTACTCTTTCGGGGAGAACCACTGGCGGTCATCGAGGCAAATAACCTTTTCTGGCGCATAATCCAAATCGATGCCGGTGATCAGGCGCTTTCTTTCAACAATAAAAATTGCGTCGGCTGTGCAGTGATCGCTCACGCCTTCTCCCTGGCAGTGATACTTCAGGCGTTGGACGAAATCAGCGAAAGTCTCCGGCGTTAACTTATCGCCGCCGGAGAGGCTTTGTTTGGTTGTCTCAGTCATTATGCGTACTCCGCTTCTTCTTTCTGGCGCTCTTTGCGGCCACGATACCAACCACGTTTGATCCAGCGACGAGCCTTTCGCATAGCAGCAATATCAGACCGGATAACCTCGGGGAATCCGCCATATTTGACGGTGCGCGGGTGATGGTGGTCTTCAAATCCCTGTTCCTCACCTATTTCGATGATTTCTGAACGGTAATAAGCCAACCATTCAGCGCGATTGCACTGAGGGCAGGGGATGTCTCCGCCGTTATCGAGGTAACCGTCAAAGCCACTGTCTGCATCCCACAGATACCCCTCACAACAAATGCTGTCAGGATAATGCGCACCAAACTCGTAACCCTGATATCCGCAATCACCCAGCACCTTTTCTGCTCTTTTTTTACTCATGGCTGCCCCCAGATCAGAACATCAGCTCTTCCCAGCGGCGCATAAACAAAGCTCTGGCCTGTACTGGGTTGAGAGGTGTGATAAGAATTTCGGTTGGTTGGATGCCTTCCAGAATCGGCCAGACGTTATCAACATCGACTTCCAGATCCCGGCGTTCGGTCGCCAGCATGATCAGGTCAGCCGTTTTTACGATGGCGCTCATTTCCCGCGGCAGTTCGTACTTCTCGCGTATCAGGCCATCAATCTGGCGCTCGATGCGGGCATAGTCCGGCAGCATGCGTTTCAGTGGGGCGGGAATGTCCTTCATGTACGCTTCAGTGGCGTCGTGCAACAGGGCCTCGCGCTGGTATTGCGGCTCAACAATCATGCTGCACAGAACAGAGTGCTGAGCCACGCTGTAGAAGTCGGCAATCTGGCCTGCAAATCGGCATTCGTGGGACAGACCCTGCGCGATGTCGCCGATATTGAAGGCGAGCACATTAGGATTTGAGAAATCCAGATGCTGGCCGGAAAAGGTGGTTAACCAGGTCATAAAATTACTCCACACGTAGTTTTAGGTTGAGCGAATCCCTTGCCAGTGATGGCAATTAAATTTCAGTAATAACGATTCACTAAATGCCCCGGTGGGTCAGGGCATTTAAGGCCGCGCTATCAGGCTTTGAACTCACCGATGAATGTTTCGACTTCAACGTCGGTGAAGTTGGCTTCCAGCAGTTCGCGGAACTCGGTCGCCATATGCTCTTCTTCGGTTTCAAGCTGGACAATACGCAGAACCAGCACCGGAGCATTGCCGCCGGTCAAGACGCTGTAGCGAAGGCGGAAGCGGCGATCACCCAGACCTTCATACGGCACGCACTTAAATTCAAAAGCCGCTGGCATGACTTCTTTGCTTTTCGCTTCCACGCTTTCCATTACTGACCGTTTGGCACCGAAATCACTGTCTTCATGATCCGCAGAACTGGATGCTTCGATGGTGATTTTACGGACGCCGCCGATCGCTTTCTTGATGTCCAGCACTTCGCCGTCAGCGGTGAAAGCCATCAGGAATTCAGACCAGTCTTCGAGCCACTCGGCCAGGTCCTTCTGTGAGTTTTTATCGCCATTGATGTTCAGCAAAGCCTGGAATGGCGCAGTGCGTTTCAGTTTCAAAACTGCGATGTTATCTGCGTGGCCTGGTGCAGCCAGCGTGCCGAGGTTAAACACGGTAACCGCCGCCATGTTGTCAGCATTGATGAAGCTGCGGACGCCTTCTCCTGCATAATCTTTGCAGTAGCGGGAGAAATCCTGAATGCTGGCTGTTTCCATTTTCCCGCGGAACCGGAACCGGCCATCCTGCAGGTTTTCCAGCGAATGAATGCGTACTGATTCTGGCAAGGCAACAGCAGGGCAGTCAGCTGAAGACAGGCGTTCTTCCAGCAGATTAGAAAGGGACATATCCCGGACTTCTTTGATTGCTGATGCGTCTAAAACTTGAGACATAACAATCTCCTTTTATCGGATGGTTAAACGATGCTTATCGCGCGTCACGGAGTTTGCCGTCAGGATCTCCGGCGATGGTGAACAATTGGCCCTGATCTTCCTGCATGATGGTCAGCTTGCCGCCTTTGCCCACGTACATAGGGGTTTCGGTAGTGTCTTCTTCCGACGTTTTTCCGCGAGGCGTAGGTGCTGAGAACTTCAATTTGTGAGCCAGCATCACGCGTTTTTCTTCCATCGAATTACTGATCCGGGAAACATCAATCTCGATGGACACTTTGCCTTTACCACCGTTATTCAGAACACCCAGAGCGGCAGTATTCAGCGCGGCGGCGATTTTGTTTTCGAAAATACCGGCGTCCAATTCGGAGAGAAACTCCGGGACGTTGGTCATACGACTTTCAGCCATTTTCATGCCCTCATTATCGCGGCGCACACCGCGGGAAATTACTCACACACATAGACAAGGGCGGCCGGTAATGCACAGGGCGTGCTGGGTGGGTGCCAGCGGCCCTTGTCTATGCCTGCGAAAAAATTGGCGGTGGTCATGATCAGAACATTATCTTCGCTCCCCCTGATGTTGGATGGTTGAAGAGTCATGCCACCGCCGAAACAACTACACACAGCAATTATCGAGTTCCACGTCGATTTGTTTGAGCGGCGGGAGTCGAACCCGCAATCGGGTAGGGAACCCGACCATCACCAGGATGCTATGCACAACGTAGAGAGCACTCATCGTGCAACAGGCTCCGATATTTACTCGGGCTTAGTGAGATACGGATCACCAATCTCACGAACAGCCTCGGTCATTTAAGTTGCCTTTCCCCTGAAGTTCCGTGCGGTTTCGAGTCCGACCCGGAGTGCTCTCTACGTTGTGTGCTGGTCTCTCCCAGCCGTCACCCTTATCGCTTTGCTCAGATCCCCTCACTTCAGGATCCGGTCAGGCGACACTCACAGTCTCGCATTGTGGGTTATGCCTCATTACGCGGTGAGTTCGCGTCGCCTCGTTAGCTGACTCATAGGCGAAAAGCAGTGTTAACGACAGTACGTTGTCAGCCCAGCTGCGAAATCGAATTAGTTGCCAGGCTCCCACTGGCTCCCATCTGTTTTTTAAGTCACTCAGATATCGTCTGGACTTGCGCGTCTTTCCCAGCTGTCACTGTATGAGTGTGCATACAGACACTGACCAGATAACGCGCTGGATCAACTCGCGGTTGCGGTGGCCGGAGCTGATCCCGGCACTGATGGTATTCGCTGGCATACTTTCAGCCACGTCCCAAGTCTCCTATTTCCATCCATCTGGCTATTACAGGTGCGCATCAGCCTGCGCATTCACCACAACGGAAAGAGCACTGCGTAACCTGGCACCGATCTGGCCGCCGCACGGTTTATGCTGGATTCTTTCCCAGCTACTGGTGCGGACAACGAAGCTTCTATGTGCGTTCCAACCAATGCTCTTACCTGTTGGGTGCCCATTACGCCGGGCCAGCGGCTATTTAAGCCTCACGGGGCATTCTTTAACCGGGATATTTAGCGAGACCGGTTTCACTGCCGTGACAGGGAGGGCTACATGTCGTTCACCTTCTCCATTACACAACCGGCTTTCACCGGAGGCGACCCGTAACGAACTGGTTGTGGCATTCCTCACAACGGGAAGAACACTGGGACTGTGGTCAGATCGGGTTGGTGGTAAGTGAGTCCCTCAACCCCCAGTGTTCTTGCCGTTGTGAAGCTGTCGTCAACTTCTGGTTTACATCTGAACCTGTAAAGATGGCTTAAAGGTTAAATCTGTTGAAAGTGGTGCGATGCCATCGGTAATCACTACTTCAACTTGCATGTCGCCAAAATAAATCCCTGAATCGACGAGGTATTCAATTCCTTCTTTTAAATCTTCCTCGTCAAGACCTGTTTCTTGCATTTCCGAACGAGTCAAAATCACTTTTATTTTCATGATTGAAACCTTTCACTCGTAAGATTTAGATGAAAAACAAAGACCAGATGACGGCGGTCCAGAACACTACACCTACTGCTATGGCCATAAGGAATGCTTTTCCACGGTAGCTCATGTGTGCCTCTTCGTTGTTCGCTGTCGATGGGGTTAATATAAAACTATGGTTGTATTTATGTCAACAACCATAGTTGTTATATCGCATAAATTAACTTTAATTGGTTGTATTTATATAGATTTTAATTTAATCCTGCGTCTTGATTTGCACAAAAAACAAGCTGATATTGTGCTGGGTTGATTCAAAATAATGGGGGGTGTCTGTGGATTACGAAGCTGAGGCTGAACGCCGGTACCATGAGATGTGTCGTTTAGTAGGGGATGTGGTTTTTGCGATGGTGGCAGATGGCCATGAGACAAAGCGAGTGGCTATCGCCGATGTGCTACGCACGGAGATATCGAAAGGGGATGATAAGTGGGATGTCGACCAGCTTCAGGTCATGGAACTGGCAGTAAAAATACTGGAAGAGTAACAATTCAAAGATGGATTAAATTGCAGGATAAACGGTCACTTTAAGAAGTATTTAGAAAGTAAGGCCATTATTACAACAACAATAATAGCCACAACAATCTTCCAAGTTTGTGCGTTTAGTTCCTTATGAAGGGATTCTTTGGTCGCGACCGTTTCTTTAAGAATTGCTATGTCGGTGATCATTGAAGTCATTTTTTCTTCAAGAGCTTTTACTCGTTCAAGCATGTCATCACCTCCACCATTACCCCCATCTGGGGTTTTGTTCTTCTGTGTAAAATCGGAAATATAACTAACTTTATTATCAGCCATTGTTCGATCCACGGTCAAGCTGTTGATTTTCTTTATGCCAATTCAGAACTACTTCAGGGTTAATATGAATTGAAGTACCACAATTTTTACATGTAAATGCCAGGTAAAACTGGGGTAACCCCGCCTCATAGAGAGATTCGTTTTTATAAATATTTACATACTGATCGAGACTATCTCCTGCCCTCATGCTTCCAGCCGACGGCCCAATTTCGACTATTGAAAATGCCGCACGCCCGCAGGTCCGGCAAATGAGCAGAATACCTTTATCATTCAGAAACTCATTCAACATATGAGTAGTAATGATTTTGAATTTTTCAGTTAATAATTCACTCATTTCTGACCTTATGGGTTTTTAATTTTAACCATGCCTGCGATAAGTCTGTGGAACGCTTCCTATCACTTTTCCGTAAATAAAGACTCTATTCATCTCATCGCGAGTTATCGGATCCCACGTCTGGTAACGAGAACTATCAGACAACACCAGTAGATAATCTTTCATCTTTTGCAGGCGCTTAACGTGTGCAGTGTCGTCGTAGAGGAATGCATAAATCCCATCCCCGTCAAAGGACTGGACACTGATATCGACGAAGATCAGATCACCAGGTTCGATGGTTCCAGACATGCTGTCACCTTTAACGTTAATCATCCGGATTTGCTCTTCAGAACGATTACCGAACATCATCCGGGCTTCTTCATGGGTGTAAACGATTGTGCGAACCACTTCTATGAACTCATTGGTATTAACTGTCCCTGGCCCGGCGCTCACCACTACATCCAACAACTCAATCCGGAAACCGTCTTGTCCAGAATTTGAAGTCCGTTGATCGCTGCTATTGGATTCTATGCGCATTGGTCCAACTTCCCGATCAAGCCACTTAGCACTGATACCCAAAGCTTCAGATATTGGGATAATTAAAGTAGTGCTTTTTGCCTTCCCTGAAGCGAGTTTTTGTATCGCTGCCTGACTCACGCCACACTTTTCAGCTAAGGCCACTTGAGTTAACCCGGCTTCGTCCATGGCTTTTTTTAGTCTGTCTGCAAGAGTCATTTTCATTCCATAAAAATACAACCGCAGTTGTAAAAAATCAAACAACCAACCTCTTGCAAAAATACAACTATAGTTTTATATTTCGCATTAATTATAACGGAGGTGGTTTTATGAATGAGGTGATTAAATCCGCTATTTCTATTGTTGGTACACAAAAGAAATTGGCGAAAGCGTGCGGTGTAAGTCAATCCGCTGTTCAAAAATGGCTGCATAACAAATCAAAGGTATCGCCTGAGAAAGTCGCTTTCATTGTGAAGGCTACGGGTGGCATCGTGAAAAGTTATGAAATTCGTCCAGATATGCCAGAGCTATTCCCCGAACCCCCTGAGTTAACGAATGCAACTGAATAATCGAATTCAATCCTACCTAACCATTTTAAAAACCATAACTACCGAAGGAAAAGCAAAATGGTAGACCTGAAATCAGTAGTTAAAGCGATGTGTAAAGCCTACTCCGGCGGCCGACCTGCAATGGCTGGCGCGCTGGGCATGACTGAAACGCAGTTCAACAACAACCTGTACGAAAAGAACGGCTGTCGGTTCTTCGAAATTGACGAGTTGATCGCAATGGAAGACATCAGCGGCACAAGTTACCTGGCTGAATACTTTTCCCAGAGACGCGGTGGCATGCACGTTGACATCCCGCAGTACGATGAACTGGATCAAGTTGAGTTGTTCAGTAAAAGCATACGCACAGCGGCGCATCGTGGACAAGTCGACATGATTATTCAGTCTGCGCTGGAAGACAGTGTGATTGATGAAGGTGAAGCGGCAGAAATTATGAAGTTTCACTACCGTCATTTAGCGGCGCGTGATGCAGAGGTTAGGGCTGTACTGGCGCTGTTCGGCAAGAAATGTAAGGCCGGAAAAGGTGACGCCCAGAGTGTGCAGCTCCAGGCGTCGTGCGCATTAAAAACGTGTGTGGAGTAATTAACGCATGAACAGTTTACTCGCAAAAGCTGATGTTCCGCAAATGCGCTGTAAAGCAACCGGCGGCAACAAACAAGCTTTGTCGTACGAAGTGATGGTATCGGGCCACTGGGTGCCGTGCAACTACCAGTTCGCGGCGTGGTGGGTAGGTTACGTCCGCCAGAGCAGCCAGAAGGTGACGGCATGTCTGAAGAAATCCAAAAGCTGGACAGGCGTTACAAGGATTGGCGGGGCGTTGTGGTACACGTCGTGGGCTTCGACAGAGCAGGGGATCGCGTCATCTTCATGCGCGCCGGTTACCCGCATGAGTGCGCCCAGCCCGTTGAGCTATTCAAGTCGCGGTTTGAGAGGATAGAAGATCATGACTAATCGCCTGTCACGTCGAGAATTCCTCGATACCGTCATTACCACAAAATCTCCAGAGGCCGAGCGTCGTTATCTCTTTGCCGCCGCACTTCGCGCAGACGGAAAAACCTTTGCCGAAATCGCCACCATTTTCGGCGTTTCAATAACAATGGCTCGTTATCTGGTTGAAAAAGGCCGGGTCACAAGCCGTAGATTTGCCGCCGCAGTGAGGAATTACGATGAGCGTTAAGTTATCCGCATACGTCTGGGATGGTTGCGCTGCTGCCGGTTTAAAAATATCGGCGGTTGCCATTATGGCGCGCCTCGCTGACTTCAGTTCTGATGAAGGCCTGTGCTGGCCGTCGATCACCACCATTGCCCGCCAGCTTGGTGCAGGTGAAAGCACTGTGCGCACTACGCTGGGCAAACTTGAGGCTGACGGCTGGATAACCAGCACCCAGCGCCGCAAGGGAAATCGCAACACATCTAACATGTACCAGCTGAATATTTCGAAGCTTCGTGCTGCTGCTGAACCGTCAGATTCTGACACATCAAAATCTGACGCCTCAAATTCTGACAGGTCAAAATCTGACGCATCAAAATCGAACACGAATACCGGTTTTCACCCGCCAGAATCTGGAGGGGATCCGTTAGTAAATTCAAAACAAGATCCATCAGATAATAAAACCACTTGTCAGCCTGCTGCGCAGACCGACGCTGAGGTTGAAATTACTGATCAAGCCAAACAGGCACTGAAACACCTGAACCAAATCACCGGTTCACGATATCAGCCCGCTAATAGCTCACTGGAAAACATGCGTGCCCGTCTCCGTGAAGGCCACACGCTGGAAGAACTGCAACTGGTTATCGAATACAAGCAGGTTCACTGGGGCGACTCTCCAAAAATGGCTGAATATCTGCGCCCGGCAACTCTGTTCCAGCCAGCCAAGTTTGAAGGCTACCTGCTTAGCGCGACCAAATGGGCGAAGAGCGGGCGTCCGGCCTGTGTGAACGGAAAGTGGACTTCTGGCAGTGACGTTGCAGTTGATACCGCAGAGCGAGACGCGGCATACCGCCGGTTCATCAGCGGCGTTGCGGCGACGAAGGCACCGAGTGCGCTGGAAAAAATGGTGTGCACAGAGGCCAGCAAAGCCAGCGTCCGCAGCATGCGCGCTGATTTCGCCATTTCGCAGTGGGCCAAGATTTGGAAAGACTGCGCCCAGCGCCAGCAGGAAGTGAAAGCATGAGCTATCAACTGATTTATGCAGATCCGGCCTGGCAGTATTCCAACAAAATAAGCAACGGTGCTGCGGGTGACCATTACAGCACGATGCCAACCGAAGAAATGAAGCGCCTGCCGGTTTGGTCAATCGCCGATGAAAACGCGGTTCTCGCAATGTGGTACACCGGCAATTTTGCATCAGAAGCGGTAGAGCTGGCGCAGGCTTGGGGCTTCAAGGTCAAAACAATGAAAGGCTTCACCTGGGTAAAACTTTACGAACAGGCCCGCAGCCGTATTGAGCGCGCTCTGGCAGAGCAGACCATGATCGACTTAGAAGACTTTATGGACGCTTTGAACGTCGAAACGGTCATGAATGGCGGCAACTACACTCGCGGCAATACCGAAGACGTGCTGATTGCCGTTCGTGGTTCAGGACTTGATCGTCTCAGCGCCAGCGTCAAACAGGTGGTTTACAGCTGCCGCGGCGAACACAGCGAAAAGCCAGCAGAGGTGCGTTTCCGTCTCGAAGCGCTATACGGCGAAGTATCCCGCATTGAGCTTTTCAGTCGCGGTGAAGCTGCTGGCTGGCATCACTGGGGCAATGAAAACCCGTTCAACGATATCGAGCTGGTACCAGCGACCTTTACCACGATTCCGCCAGCGCGCAATTCTCGCGTGAAGGTTTTGGCAGGTCATTATCTGGCTGTTCCGGCTGGCGCTAAAAACTTGAAGGAGGTGCAGTGTGACTAAGAACCAAAAAATCAGACTCCAGTTCATCGATGCAATGTTCACGGTGCACGGCCGAGTCAGCAGGGCTCAAATTATTGATGTCTTTGGTGTTGCGATGGCGTGTGCATCCAAAGACCTCACTGCTTATAACAAATTAAATTCTCAGGTTTATTTCAGTCACCAACACCTCAGTTATCTCTGCCGGAAATATTTTATGTCGGTAGAAGGGCTTTTGGATTTGCCCGCCGTTAAATTTCTGGAAAGCCTCAGTATTGTTTTTGCTGTGTCCAACCTGGCGCTTGAAGAAAATGTCAGGCCACTTCCACGGGCGGTCAACCATGAATGAATTCCAGCAAATCTGGCTTGATGCCTACCGAGGTTATCTTAAAGCTGCATCTTACACAGGTGAACTTTGCCCATCCGATTACACGGCTGCAGGTGAACATGCTGATGCTGTGCTGAATAGCCTGATCAAGGCGGGAGAGGTGACTGCATGATCCTGGGCAAATTAATCAGTTCACAGCGGTATCTCGATCGGAAGAAAGTCGTTGATAAAGCGCTTCGCTTCAAAGTGTTCCGCGTTTCAGTGTATCCAGTCGTGCTTCGTGGTGTTCAGTACACGATCCTGATGGACGGACACCACAACTTTGCGGCTGCGAAATTGGCTGAAGTCGAGCCGGTTTACATCGGGCCACCGAAAAAGCTGGTGAAGATATTCAGTAAAATGACCGATCGGGAAATCGAGGTGATGCTGATAAACCACCTGACCGATTGCGATTATTACTTTGTCGACACTGGCGAAGTAGTTGAACACCTCAGAATGCCGGAGTACCAGCCATGCAACTGACCCTGCCATTCCCGCCTAGCGTCAACGGTTACTGGCGCTCCACACAAAAGGGCGTGCTGATCAGTGAGTGCGGGCGGATCTTCCGGTCAAATGCGCTGGCGGCGATTTATCAGCAGTTACGCAGCCGCCCGACGGCACTACTCACCGAACTGGATGTGCATCTGGTTCTGTTCCCACCGACCAGGGCGAAGCGGGATTTAGATAATTTCCAGAAGGCGCTGTTTGATGGCCTTACTCATGCAGGGATCTGGAAGGACGACAGCCAGGTCAAACGCATGACAGTTGAATGGGGAGAGGTAACGAAGGGTGGTAAGGCAGAAATAACGATTACTGATTTCAAAACCGCCGGTGTGCAGCCGGTTTAACGTGTGGAGTGATTATGTCGAACAGTTTGCTGTCAGGAAAAGTGGTAACGATGTCGAGCCGTGAGATTGCAGAGCTTGTGCAAAGTAAGCATAGCGATGTGAAGCGGTCAGCTGAACGGCTCGCAGTTGGTGGAATTTTAAGCGCGCCATTGGCGCACACCCCCTATTTCCATGAACAAAACGGACAGGAGTATCAGGAGTACTGGTTCAATAAACGTGATTCTCTGGTGCTGGTTGCCCGCCTGTCGCCAGAGTTCACCGCCGCGGTAGTGGACCGCTGGCAGGAGCTGGAATTGAAAAACCAGTTGCCCCAGTCATTGCCGGAGGCGTTGCGACTGGCTGCTGATCTGGCCGAAGAAAAGCAGGCGTTGGAATCACAGCTGGCGCTGGCTGCCCCGAAAGTGGAATTCGTTGATCAGTACGTGATGGCTAACGGCTCTATGGGATTCCGCGCGGTCTGCAAATTGCTGCATGCGAAAGAACCGGAATTCCGGATGTTCCTGCTCGAGAAAGACATTGTTTACCGGTTGGAAGGCCAGTTGACGCCAAAGGCCCATCATTTAGAGGCAGGCCGGTTTCAGGTGAAAACCGGTACCAGCCAGCAGAATCAGCATGCGTTTCGCCAGGCCAGATTCACGGCAAAGGGCGTTGAATGGGTTGCCGGGCTGTGGGCTGGTTATCTGCGACAGAAACAGGAGGCCCACGCGTGAGAGCTTTGTTAAAACCGTATCCTCAGCGAGAACTGGGGATCGTGCAGTTCGCGCTGCAAGAGGACATGGTGAAGTTCTTCAGCAGCAAACGTCTGCTGATCACCAATGAACCCGCTGATCTGCATACCATGCCTGATGGCCTGGTGCCGGTTGAGGCCCAATCACTTTCGCGTGATCCGCGCCTGTCTGGTTTTCTGTCGTCTCCGGAGGTAATTGCCAAGTTCGGCGGCGTGGCGGGGTTGACGCTGTGGGTTAAGCGCCACCGAGTCTGTCAGTGCCCTGATTACAACGGAGGATACCATCACCATGAGCTGGTGCAGGTTCCGCGTGGTCGTGGAGTGGTCTGTCTGTGCTGGACACATGACAACGATTTCCGGGAAAAAGAATCGCCAAAACTGGATGCTATCGCGCTGGCGAACGCCGCCGAGTTTGTGACAGAGGCAATCCGGTACCGGTATGGCCTGCCTGATGGCCGTCACCTGACCTTGCCTGAATTGTGCTGGTGGGCAGTTTCGAAAGGGCTGGTTCACCTGCTGCCGGAAGAAGTGGTTTGCGCGGCACTGGGAATGAAATACAACCCGCCCGGTGGCCAGCGTAAAGAGGCTGACGTCAATCCGTGGGAGAAGCAACCCCGTGAAGAACTGGCGAACAATGTCAAACCGGTGCTGGCGCTGGCTGTTGATCCGGAAACCCCTGAATCCTTCATGCTTCGCCCGAAGCGTCGCAGGTACGAAAACACGAAATACACCCAATGGGTAAAGCGCCAGCCATGCTGCGGGTGTGGCAGCGGTTCTGATGATCCGCACCACATCACCGGCAATGGATTTGGCGGTATGGCAACAAAAGCGCATGACTTGTTCGTGATCCCGCTGTGCAGAGGGTGTCACGACTCACTTCATAAAGATGTAGCCGCTTGGGAAGCAGAGCACGGTACACAGGAACATCTGTTACTGACGACATTAGACCGCGCGCTGGCGATGGGTGTTATCGCTACCGGCAAAGCAAAATAAGTGTGGAGACAGCATGAACCTTGAAACGATTTTGAAGCATTTTTCCCCGAAAGGCTTATCGATCAGTGACAGCTCCCGCGCGACGGCCAGCGATGCACTGAACATCACCGACATTATGGCAGCGCTGGGCATGACACAAAGCGGCGCTGAATTCGGGTTGCGCCTGTTTCTGGCAAAAGCAGGGATCAGCGATCAGGACCGAGCGATAGCGATCGGCATGCTTACCCAGTACGCAAAACAGCACGCGCCGAAACATATCGGCAAGGTCGCCGGGCGCCGCATGGCTCAGTGCCTCCGCATTATGGCCACAATGGCGTTTGAAGATTATGCGCGCTCCGCGGCGGCTACTTCCCCGTGCCCGTGCTGTTCCGGTACAGGCCTTACGAAGGAAAAGAGGACCTTCATAAATCAGTTGGCAATTGACCGTCGTCAGTATCTTGATGCTCTGCCGGGTAATTTAGGGCTGCTTTACCGGGATGAAATGAAGTCCAAAACTGAAGGCGAAGAGATAGTTGATGTCATTTGCCAGCCGTGCAAAGGCAAGGGCGTTATCTCAAGCCGCTGTCGGTGTAACGGTACGGGCAGAGTTGTCGATCGGGAGAAATCCATTCTGATGGGGCTGCCGGTAGAAAAGGAATGTCCGCGCTGTCATGGTGTTGGTTATTCCCGACTGCCAGCGTCAGTAGCGCACAGTGCGGTGAAAGCATTATTGCC